GTGGATCAGCTTGAAATGCCCCTCCGGCCGGCCTTCTCCTCAGACGGCCTGATCCTCCGGAGGATTGACGTCGCCGCATTTGGTCCTGCAGCAAACGTCCGGTCATGATATTTCTGGAAAACCCTGCGAACTATGGGTGGTTATCTCATAAAACTTTTGTGTCGGACGGGTTTTTGATTAGGGAAATGGTCGTAGATCAACGGGCTCCGATACCTGGCGATCGGTCGGATTTTTGGGTGCGGAATGCGCGACGGACGGGGCGACGGCCCGAGCCGCAACGGTTTTTCGGTCGATGAATAGAATGCGTCGGGTATCGCCGATTCCATCTGGGAGGCGATCGAAGGCGCTCAGACGGACGAGGACACACAGATTCTCTGGCTCTGCTTCGGGAACCCGACGCGTAACACGGGGAGGTTCTACGACTGCTTTGGCCGCTATCGGCATCGCTGGATCCATTGGCACATCGACTCCCGAACGGCCGTCGCGTCGAACAAGGCGCAAATTGCCCAGTGGGTTGAGGACTACGGCGAGGATTCCGACTTCGTGAAGGTTCACGTGCGCGGCGTCTTCCCGTCGAGCAGTGCCATGCAGTTCATCCCGCGCGCCCTCGTCGACGAGGCGCAGAAGGGGCCGTTGCCGCACGTCGACTACACCCGCATGGTCGCGATCATCGGCCTCGACGTCGCCCGCTTCGGGGACGACCAGAGCGTTATCACGACGCGCTTCGGCCTCGACGCTCGATCGATCGCCGTGCAGAAGTTCCGCGGTCTCGACGGGTGGGACCTTGGGGCCAAGGTGGCAGAGCACTACAACGCGCTCAAGAAGATGGGCGTGCGAAAGGTGCTCATCAATGCCGACGCCGGCGGCGTGGGCGCGTCCCCGATCGATTGGCTGAGGCGCAACGGCTACCCGGTGACGGCCGTCAACTTCGGCGCGGCCGCAACCGACCGAGCGAAGTACAAAAACTTGCGAGCGGAAATGTGGGGCCGGATGCGAGAGTGGCTTTCAGCCGGCGGCCGCATTGCGGACGATGAGGACCTCGCAAGCGAACTCACTTCGGTCGAGTACGGTTACACGCCGACGTCGCAAATCCTCCTCGAAAAGAAGGAGGACTTGAAGGCGCGAGGACTGCCGTCTCCAGACGCGGCTGATAGCCTCGCGCTCACCTTCGCCGTCAAGGTGAACGAGTACATCGAAGACGTCCTCCCGTCGCCCGCTCCTACGCGTCGGGGCGGCGTCAGAAGGACGCGGGATCCTTATTTGTGATTATTCGGCCAGGAAGTCCTTTAGCTCATCGACCGAAATGGCGAAGTTAAGACCAGGTATCTGAGCTCCCGTTCTTTCGTCGAGTCGTACTTTTGCGTTGATGCCGATGACATGACCTGTTTCCTTTTGGATGAGCGGGCCGCCAGAGCTCCCGGGAGCTATCGCCGTATTGGTCTGAAGCATCCGGACGCCGTCGTGATTTCGGGCTTGACTGATGATTCCTTCCGTTACAGTTGATTCAAGCCCCTTTGGTGCGCCGATGGCAAAAACAGGGGCTCCGACCTCTACCTCGGATTCGCTTCCTAGCTGAAGAGGATTGCAGGAGATGTGGTCGGTTTGAATCATGGCAAGGTCACGGAACTTGTCTGACTTGACGACTTTACCAACAACGATTCGGCCGTTCGAGTGCTTCACGTGTACCTGTGCCCAGTCTCCTACTACGTGCGCGTTGGTGATGATTTTTCCGTCCTTGCTGATGAAGAATCCGCTGCCAGTACCGGTTTGCGTGATGATTTCAACAACGGCAGGCATGAAGGGACGGTACTGCTTGGCGACGGGGAGCGGCTTGCTCTTTGAGGAATCTTGTCTGGCGATCTGGGCTTGCCCTGTGAGCATCGGGTTGGTTTGTACCTGAGAGCCGATGTCGTTGAGCATTTCTCCGATTCCCTGCTCAGCAACCTGAGTGAGCATCTCTCCGTAATCGTCAATCGTTGAGGCGGCGAGAAGACCGAGCGCAACTTGGTTTAGGGCTGTCTTTGTCATGAGTGCGCCGCTTGGTGACGCGTCGCCTTCGGTTTGAGAGGAAACCGTCGCAATGAGCCGTTGATCTTTCGAGAGGAAGTCTACGCGCATCGTCCCGCGGTACATGTCTGCGCGCTGAATGATTTGGAAGACCAGGCGCGGGCGCGCAAACATATCGCATTGAGGACATTCATCAGGCCTACGAACGATCTCGACGTTCTCAAAGTGCGAGGCAAGTTCACTTTGCAGAAGATAGACGTAATTCGAGAGATCGAGTTGGTAGTCGACAGACTGTCCGTATTTCACGGGATGGGGCGGGTTCGAATTCAAGATCCCGACAGTGATGTCTTCCTTGTCTCCAGAGGATTGGGTAGGAATGTAGGAATCCGGCGTAAGTTGGCCTCGCCACGAACAACCGGTAAGCACCGTCAGAATGCCGGCGCAAAGGATGAGTTTTTTCATTTGAGGGATTTGATGCGCGTAATGAGGGATTAGGGCCGCATGATGGCGGCATGACTTCAACTATCCATTGCTCCCGCATTACGTGTCAAGAGGCCTGGGACAACCCGTCCTGGCCCAAGATCGAGCGCGAATACGCTCAGGACGTGCAGTATCCCGACCTCCCCGCCGATCCTAACTGGGATCAGTACCTCGCCCTCGAAGCGGCCGGCGCGCTTCGTTGCATCGGCGTCTTCGACGGCGAAAAGCTGATTGGCTTCGCGAACTACGTGCTCTACAGCCTCCCTCACTTCGCAGGGAAGCGCCTCGCGTCGTCCGAGAGCGTGTGGGTCGACCTCGACTACCGCGGTCAGGGCGTCGGCCACATGCTCATTCAAGCGCTCTTCGACTACGCCAAGGAAGACGGCGTCTTCGGGATGTACCTCGGTGCCAAGATCGGCACGCGTGCGGCCAAGGTCTTCGAGAAGATCGCGACGCCGATGAACGTCCTCTACTGGAGGAAGCTGTGAGCGCGTCCGTTCCTTCCCTTGCCGCTTTCGGCTACGCCCTTGCGCCCTCGTCAGAGGAGGCCTTGGGCGTGCTGATGGAAATGCGCGGCGCGATCGACCGCATGGCCGAGACGTCTCCCGCAGAGTTTCCGACCGAGGACCTCCTGCATGCGGGGTGCTACGTCCGCACGTGCTTCTGTCCCGCGGGCACGGTCCTCGCCGGCGCGATCATCAAGGTGCCGACCGTGGTCGTCGTGCACGGCGTCTGCGACGTCACGAACGGCACCTCGATTCTCCGCGTCGACGGCTTCGCGGTGCTCAAGGGCGCCCCGGGCCGCGCGACGGTCTGGCGTGCTCACACGGACACCTACCTCACGATGGTCTACGCGTCGAAGTCGAAGACGTGCGGCGAAGCGGAAGAAGAGTTCACCGATGAGTTTGAAAACCTTTTGACTAGGAGAAAGTGAATGTCTGGTGGAATTTCCGGAGCCGTCTTGGTTGGCGGCGCTAGGGCCGCGGCAGGTGCGGCCGCGTCGATCTACTCAGCCAACAAACAGGCCAAGGCGCAACGCTCCGCGGCCCGTCAGGCCGAAGAGCAGGCCGAGAAGGAGGCAGAGCGCGCCCGTCAGGCCAATCGCCGGCAGAACCAAAACAGCGCCGATATTTCCTCGATCCTGCAGGACGCCGCCAATGCGGGCGCGTCGGCGGGCTCGACGCTCCTCACGGGTGCCGGCGGTGTCGACAATTCGTCCTTGAATCTCGGTGGCGGCGGGTCGCTCGGCTGAGAAGGGAGACGTAGCGTATGGCAGCAGACCTCAAACTGCGTCAGCGGGTGTTGTCCCGATGGGGCGCACTCAAGGTCGAGCGCGAACCTTTCATGGCGCAGTGGCACGAAATTTCGAGCCTCATCACGCCGTCCCGCGGGCGCTTCCTGGAGCCGAAGGCCAATCAGAACGAGGCGAGATTCCGTTGGAACCGCATCTACGACAATACGACGAAGTCGTGGCCGAGGTGGAGGCGTGGAAGGAATCCGTCGACACGGAGACGCGTCGAAAGATGCGCGTTGTGTGCGTGATGTGCGGCATTGTCTGCTTCGCCCTGGGGATGGGCGTAAGCGCTCTGTTGCCGTGACGGGGAGGTAGCTATGCCTTTCAAGTCACTTTCAGAGGGAGAAATCCTTTCGATCTGCGGGAGTTTTGCGGGCGTCTGCGGGGCGCTTTCCTACCTCCTCAAGGTTGAGGAGGGGAAAGTCTTCTCGTGGCGGGAGTTCATCCTCCACATTCTCATCTCGGCTGTCTTCGGCCTCATCGCGTACGAAATCCTTTGCTATCAGCAGTTCCCGCCTCAAGTGGCCGGCGCACTCTGCGGGGTCGCGGGGTGGGGCGGGACCCGTCTCGTCCGCATTTTCGAGATTGTTGTGCGCAAGAAGCTCGGTGTGAGCAAGGAGGACCTCAAATGACGGCACGCGGAATCCGCAACAAGAATCCAGGGAATCTCGAGAAGGCCTCCTCTCCCACGTGGCACGGAGAAGTCTGGCCGGGGACCGATGAGCGTTTCTGTCAGTTCGAAACGCTTGCGCACGGTTGCCGGGCCATTATGCGAACGCTTTGTACCTACCACAAGTTGCACGGTCTCGAAACTGTTCAGGACATCGTCGGCCGATGGGCGCCGTCGACCGAGAACGATACGTCGAGCTACGCGCAGCATGTCGCGTCGGCGATTGGCCGCGCGGTCGACGAACGCATTCCTTTCGATGACGATCCGACGTACTACCTCGCTATCGCAAAGGCCATTGCCCGCCACGAGTGTGGCGCCGACGCAGAGCTCATCTCATCGGATGTATGGGAAGAAGCCTACAAGATGGCCTCCCCGCTTTCATAGGAGAAACGAAAATGGAAAAGTTCCCGAACGACGCCTTGTCGACCGTTATGGCAGAGTTGCACGCTTCGCCCGAAGAGCATGCGCAGATGCGCAGTCTTTTCGAAGAGCGCCTGAAGGAAATCGGCGCTGAACTTGCCGGCGGCGGCATTCCTGTGGAGACCCGCAAGGACACGATTTACTTTCTCATGGGGGCGCTCTTCATGCTCTTCTCGGAAGAGGTCTCCGACTTCCTGGACGACGCCGGCTACCGATACGTTGGCGGCGCTGAAGACTGAAGGAGGCATACGATGGATGAGAAGATTCAAGCCGCTGTTCAGCAGTGCGTCGAAAAGCACTTCGTCACGGCCGAAGAGATTGAGGCGATCGTGGATCACGTGCACTTTTGGCACGTTCCGGACACGACCATGACGGTCTGCTGCCTGGTCCTGACAAACGGCTTCACGATCCTCGGGCAGTCGTCCTGCTTCGATCCGAGCTCCTTCGACGCGGTCCTCGGCGAAAAGTTCGCGCATGGGGACGCCGTGAGTAAGGTCGGCCGCTTCCTTGCCTTCATGGCGCGAAGTCAGGCGCAGGGATGAACGTCGGCGTGAAAATCGGCGCCGGCTTGGTCGGTGCCGTCGTAGTCTTCGTCGCCGGCTATCGGTATGCCGCGGCCCTCTACGGGAAAGACATTGCGGCGCTTCGTGAAGACTATGCCGCCCGCGCGGCGGCTTTGCAGGAGGAGTATCGTGCTCGGGAAAAAATCTCGACGGATTCGCTCCGTCGTGCGTGGGAAGAAAGGGACGCTGCGTACGCCGACGCTGATGCTCGTGGTGCTCAGTTTGACGACGCTCTTAGGGGGCTGCGCCACGAAAACGACGAGCTCCGCCGTCGATTGTCCGGAGCCGGTGAAGGTGCCTGCTCATCTTGTCGAGCCTCGCTTGCAGAGTGCTCAAGACTTCTCGACGAGGGTGCAGCGCTTCTTGCTGAAGGTGCAAGAGTTCGCCTCAAGGACGCAGCAGACATCGACGCCGTCCGAAGAGTGACGGGCGGTTGAAAAAAGGAAAGCCCTCCGGACGTGGATCCGAAGGGCTTCGCTTTAGGCCTGGTTAGGTTTTGGGGTTTCGTGCACGGAGCTCGTAAGAGGTCACGAGATCGGCCCAGGTTTGCATCATTTCCCGTCGTTGCGTCAAATACTGCGCCTTGTTGTAGACCGCTCTGACGCCGCGCTGCTCGTGTGCTAGTTGTTTCTCGATCCAGTCTGACGCGAACCCTTCCTCGTGAAGGATCGTCGAAGCCGTTCGTCGTAGGTCGTGCGGCCCGAAGTGCGCAAGCGGTATCCCGCGCTCGTTTGCCGCAGTACAGACTTGGTCGAAGAAGCGGTTGAACGTCGCGTTCGACATGAAGGTCGAAGAGTCGTAGCGACTAGGGAGTACGTACTTGCTACCTCCGGAAAGAGACTTGAGCGCAACCAGAAGGTCGAGAGCCTGCCCTGAAAGCGGTACGACGTGAGCGGCGCGCTTCTTCATCCTTTCGGCAGGAATCGTCCACGTTTCGCGCTCGAAGTCGACCTCAGACCACTCGGCCTGCGCCAACTCGCTTTTGCGAACGAACGTCAGCAGAAGAAGTTTTGCGCCGGCCTTGACGGCGAGATTCGCGCCCACGTAGTCGAAACACTTGAGTGCTATGCCGATCTCGTCGGGCGATAGAGCGCGCTCTCTGGGCCGGAATTTTGCGATCGAAGTGGGCGGTACGTCTTCAGCAGGATTCTCGACCTGTTCGCCTCGCATGCGCGCCCATTTGAATACCTGCAGGACGATGTCTCGTGCGTGCACGGCAACGCTCGGCGCGCCTCGTGCGACGATCTTGTCGCATAGAGCGCGAACGTCTTCGGAGTGAATTTCCGAAAGCTTTAAATTTCCGAACCGCTTCTTCATGTCACGGTTGTAGACGGCAAGGCGCATCGACTTCGTACTGTCCGCGATTTGAGACTGCGCCAAGTAGGACATCCACCACTCGTCGAAGGTTCCTGACGCCTTGTAGACCTGCCGCTTTTGAATCTTCTTGCGAGAGGGATCGATGCCGTTCGCGACATCGAGCTTCGCCTGCTCCAGCATGGCGCGCGCCTCCTTAAGAGAAACCGCCGGATAGAGGCCGAAGGTACACGTCCCGCGCCGCGATCCTCGGCCACCCATGTAGAAATCCCATCGAAAGGAGAGGCGGCCGGACGGGAGCACTTTGATGTAGAGCCCGTTCTTGTCGGGGATTTTCTGATTTTCAAATTTTTTGTTCTTCGAAATCGCCTGCAGTTTAGCGTCTGTCAGCATCTGGGTCTGCCTCGTAACGGTATCGAGAAGGGGAAAAATCGAGAAAAAACGCGGTTTGAAGTACCTGAACGTAAATCCCTTGTCTCGCAGTTTGTATAAGAAAAATTTGATACCGTTACGGGGTGTTTTGAGAGAGAGGCGTAACGGTATCGGCCTTTTTCTGGGATCTTACGCGGTATCGATACCGTTACCAATACCGTTACAAACGGGCCGCTTGATACCACCAAACCCTGCCAAATGCAACCAAGCAAAAATAAATAAACCCCTTGTGGCGCAATGCTCACAAGGGGTTTAGTAGCCTTTTGCCGCTAGCTATCGCACGAGATTACGTCACTCCCATTCAATAATCAACGTTCCCGCTTTCCCTACTGCCGCAGGGGCCCGTGTGCATTATGGGCGAATAGACCGTTACAAAGACCGTTACAGATAAAAAGTCATGCTTTGGACGTGGCGGGGGCTTGGGTTGGGCGCCACTCGCCCCTCTGCCATTTTGCGACCTCAGCTGCGTCCCACGCAATCCTACGCGTACCGAGGTGGATGCGGCGCGGGAAACGGTTGGCGGCCTCAAGTCGCAGGATGTGCCGCACCGTGTATCCGGTGACCGAGCTGATCATCGTCGAAAAGATTAGCGCCTTGGGTAGATCGAGGTTCTCCATCTCAGTGCTCCTTCCGGTTGCGTTGCGTGACCGCGGCCTGATAGCGGTCGATCACGTACTTGAGGATGTCCAAGCGAGCCTGGAGGACGCGAGCGCTCTTGATGACGTCAGAATCGAATCGCGCCTTACCGGCAAGTCGCGAGGCCTCCGCCTTCGCGATGATGTCTTTCGTCTGAGTGATAAGGGCGAGAAGAGTCCCGAGCTCAAGATCGAGATCTTCAGGGGTCGCCAAGATCGGGCGCGCAGTCGACTTTTCCGCCTTGGGTTCATACTCTTTGTAAATGCTCATGGGTTAACCTCCGAAGATGTTCGTTGCGAGCGCGAAGCCGTGCTCGAAACCGCTGTCCAAAACGGCGACGAACACCGATACGCCGAATGAGAGAATCCAAGCTATTGCGCCGATGAGGACGGCGATCATGGCGAGCCCCGTTGCGATGAGTAGGCCGCCTAAGAAAAGGTCCTTCACTTTCCGTCCTCCTCTACGAGGTCATCGCGGGTGACGACCACCTGCTCGATGTGCCCGCGCACGGGGACCATCAGCAGGTAGGCCGCATCGAAGACGTAGCCTTCCTCTGTTTCTTGGGGAACCAGGAGAATGTTGGCCTGCGCCTCTTCGAGCTGCGCTTGAGTGATGCCGAGTTTGTCGCAGATGGTTTTTGCGACGTTCGGCTTGAGTTGGCGGGGGAGTTTCATTTTTCGTCCTTCGTCGACATACTCGACAGAATCCCACTCGAAGACAACAAGCTCTTCTCCTCCGGTGGGCAGAGGGATCGGCGTATAGAAACGGTCTCTGACCTCTATGCGGTCGTCATCGAGGCGCCTCGGAACGAACCCGTACTGAAGGGCTAAGCTCCGAACCTGTTCTTCCGGAAGCTTGTAGAAAGAGCTGACGGCCTCAACCGTCTTTTGATTGAGTCGAAAACCCACGTTCTCTCCTTACGAAAAAGGCCTCACGCGGAGGCCTCTGGTTGATATCAGAACGGTAAATTGATCGGCGGGTTGAGCCCCCGTTTCAGGTATCGACGTTCACGATCTTGGTCACGCTTTTTCCAGCGCTTGCGGCTCCTGAAGAAAGGATTCCCGCCCCAGTTGCCGCCTGGGTGACACTTGCGTCGCCCGTCCTTACGGATGATGTATCTCCAGGCGAAAACCTCGTGCTCGTCTACCTCTTCGGTAAACCATTCGCCTCCACTAACCCATTCTTTGAAAACGACCCCATCGTCATATTCGGGATACCACAACGACTTGATCCGACCGTGGCGACGGTAATAGGCGATGATGTGGCCGTAATGGGCGAGCCGGACAGAGGTATCTGTGCGAAGCCTCATACGCTTCCAGCAGAGATCACTGTCGTCCTCTTTTAACCAGGTCCAATCGAGCGATGGCTTTTTCTTTCTGAGTTTCATGGGTTTGTCTCTTTACGAAAAAAAGGCCCCAGCACCTTTCGATGCGGAGGCCTGCGTCACGAGATCACAATAAAAACAAACATTAGGTAAAGCCCGAGTCCGAACTTGTAAGTGTCCTCGACTGGAGCGAAAAGCAGAGCCGCGAACGCGATGGCAAAGGCGAGAGGTTTCATCGTCCTTCCTCCCGCATTCGCTTTGCGTTCGCCAAATATTCGCGCCCGGCTATTGCGTCCGGGTGCTGATCCTCCTCAAGACCATGCAACTCAGCGTAGAAGGCATTTTTGAGGAGGATAGCTGCGAGCGTGCGCGCTTCTTTGATTGACATGCAGGCTTCGACGCTTCCAAGATTTATCGTTACCTTGTCTCGGTCGTAGCTGACATGCACAGTTCGCGCGTCGCTCAGGTCATTCTTTCTTGTCGTGAGAAAATCCACAATCTTTCACTCCAAAGCCTTAATTCCTAGCTTCTCTTGAAGCTTTCGAATCTTTGCCGCTGCGGCATCCCGCCGCGATCGAGCGGCGTCGGCGGCTACTCTCGCTTCGTAAGCCATCGCCCTGTACTTTCTGACGTTCTCTGCAGCTCCTAACTTACTTGACGCGATGATCCTCTCGTAATCATGAGACCACAGATACTTCATCGAGGTCGTGAGCTGTGCTTTCTTCTTGTGCTTTTTCTTCTTTGTCTTGGGCTTGGGCTTAGTGGGTTCGACTTTTACTTTCGCTGGAGGTTCAACGTAGGTCGGAATGGTTCTACGCATCTCTTCCAGCCAAGCTTCTGCAACCTCTTTCGACTTGCTGAGCTTCGAGTACTCTTTTTTCTGTCTGCGGATTCGAGCTCGCCACCTACCTCGATATGGGTGGACGCTACCAACTCCCGGAGGTGCGGGAGTTCGCCTTGTCTTTTCTTGAGTGAGCATGACTTTTTAGAATGGCGTATCCGAAGAATTGGCGGAGTTCGCTGATTGCGTAGCGGATGCTTGAGCATCGTCGCGGCCGCCGAGGAGCTGGAGCACGTCGCCGAAGATTTCCGTCGTGTATCGATCCTGCCCCTGCTGGTCGGTCCACTTGCGCGTGCGAAGACGGCCTTCGATGTAGGCGGGCGCCCCCTTGTGGAGGTAGTCCCTGGCGATTTCGGCTGTGCGACCGAAGAGAACAACGCGGTGCCATTCCGTTTCGGAAACCGGCTGACCTTCGGAGTTGCGGAAACGGCGCGTCGTCGCGATCGAAAGGTTGGCGATGGCCGTGCCGGTCGAAGCTTGCCGCATGTCGGGATCGGAGCCTAGGTTGCCGAGGAGGATGACCTTATTTACAGATGCCACTGTGATCTCCATATTTGTGAGTTAGCACGCGCAAGGCTCCGCACCCCACGTAGGAGAACGGGCGCAGGGCCTTGCGTGTGCGCCGCCCCGTAGGGCGGCAGTTGCTACCTCGTACCTGCGTTAGAGTTCCTCTGAGGCTCGATCAAAATCTGCTAGCCAAGAGGCGTCAACTTGCTCGCTCGGATTCAGAAGTTCGTCCGTGTCGAGTTGGCCTTCCGTGTTGTCTTTGGTTTGAGTTGTCTCAGAGGTCGAAGGATCTTCTGAGGGGGAGGGTTCAGCGGGTATCATCGGTTGCGCCTCCTTCTTTCGCAGTTTGTCCTTGAGACCTGCCGCTCCCTTTTTCTCGGTTTGAGACGTAGCTTCAGGTTCGAACCATTCCTCGGGCGAGCTCATGCCATCTCGAATTGACTTCCAGATGTTCCGCAGGCTGATGACCTGCGCAGGCTGAATCGCGTCGATTCGACGCTGAATGCGCTTTTCGATTTGCGCCTTGCTAACGCCGAAACGTGCGAAGCCCTCAAGCAACTTCTGAAGACCTTCGGGCGTCATGTCGACATTCGCCTTTTGCGTGACGGCGCATTGCTCAAGCGCAGCTTCCACGACGTCTCCGGGGATAACGCCAAGGATGCAGGCTCGAACTCGTCGAGCCCCCTGATTGGCGATGAGCTCGTAAATGTCACGACCATCTTTTAGCGTGTAAGAGCCTTTCTTAGTGTCTCTCTTGTGCTGGACCTGGAAGACGACCTCGCGTCGGGTGTTCGTCTCCACGTCCCAGGCGTAGGCCGCTACCGTGGAGACGCCGCCACTTTGAGAAATCTCACGGATACCGTACTGGATGTTCCCCCACCCTTGAGCGATGGCTTCAGCAAGACGAATCGAAGGTCCTGTGACATCGCTCCCGCCACGTGAGTACGCGTAGGTTGCAGCATTCGCGAGCATCGGACGCGTGCATGCGTTGAGGATGCGATCCATGGCCTTTACAGGATCGCGAGGGTTCATGCGGGCGATCATGAGCGCCGCTTGAACTTCGGCGACGGCGCGGGCCTGGTCGGTGGCAACCGTCGCCTGTCCGTTCGAAGGGGTCGAGACAGCCCCGGTGCTTTGGGCGAAAGGATTTGAGACGAGATTCGTTGACATTTTCTTGTTTCCTTATTGTGCGTAGATTCGGAAAGTTCTCTGCGGTGCGCCCGTTTTCAAGACGCGTTCATAGATCTCAGGAAATTCATCCTTGAGGCGCTTGCTGTCGACGGTCTTGCGGCAAGAGGGAAGACTCCAAGAGGCAAGCGTTTTGCCGTCCGACTTGAGCGAAACGGCATCCTGCATCCCGCCCATGAGGACGGCCTTCAGTTCGTCTTCACGCTCCTTGAGCTCGTCCATCTGCGCGCGGACCGTGCACAGGTCTTGCCAAGTCGACAGGAGCGTGGCGTCAGCGTCGATCGTCTTCTTTGCCGTAGCGTTTCGCCACCGGCGCGCTGCGTCGGATGCGGTGATGACTTCGGGGGGCGTGTCCGTCTGGACGAGCTCCCAAAACTTCGCCTCTTCGTCGATGAGCATCTGCTGAAGTTCGATGTCGGCCATCACGGTGTAGATTCGGAAGTCCCGCCCTGCGATGAGCACGCCGACATCTGTCCGCTCAACACCCATGACTGCCATGTAGTGCTGAACCTGCGTTTGGTAGTACTCGGGGATCTCGTCGGTCCCCTCTTCACCCCATCCGTCGCCGCGACTGGTCGTCTTGAACTCCACCAGGCGACCGTCCGATGCGATGCCGTCGAGGTTCGCGAGCATGAATGGGTGATCGGGGCTCGTGAACATCTGGTCGGGCTTTTTGACGGAGAGACCGGTGCGATCGGCGTAGGCCTGTCGGATCGGGTCTTCGAGGAGGCGGCCCCAGTAGATGGCGGGCGTCTCGGGTTGCTCTTCGGCGCGTCCCGTCTTGTCTTCCCAAACTTGATAGGGAGTTCGCCACGGAGAGAGTCCGAGAATTGCGGCCACGTCCGAGCCGCCGATTCCTTTACGGCGCTCTTGGAGCCAAGTGCTTCGGTCAGTTGTCATGATGTGAAAAAGATTTCGTAGCTTAGGCAAGCGCACCAACGCGCTCGCAGATGTCCCCGAACATGGCAGGGGGGATGTGGATGGTTCCGTCGAAGAAGTCGAAGCGGTCGCCGAGCTCGATGCCCTTTTCCTCAAGAACATCGAGCACGTCTTCGGCCGTGGGCTCTTCGATGCCGCGGCCGACGAGGGTGTCGATGATTCGGTTTGCAACCCTGTCGAGGCCGTCGCCTTCGAGGTGCGCCCAGTCTTCGGCGCGCATCCCGTCGGGGTAGTTGGTCACCATCACTTCGAGATCCTCAGGAAAAAGAAAAGCCCTCGGATGAAAACCAAGGGCTTGAATGTGTTGCGATCGACACGGCGTCGATTCGCAAAGTAGTGGCTGCGCGCCAGTCGGTGCGCTCCGGCGTGGAGCCTCACGACGCCTCCTCTTCAGAGGCGGCTCGGGCTTCTTCCTCGGCGTCCATTTCTTCGCAGTACTTCTTGACCGCATTGGCGAGCCACGCCATCGCGTCGTACGAGTCGACTTCCGTGTCGGCGTCGATGCTCGCGCGGTACATGAGCACGACGGCGATGATGTGCTCGGGGTCGATCTCGTGTTTGATGATGAGATTCTTGACCGCGGAAATGTCGAGGTTGCTCGGGTGGTAGTGAGAGTAGATCTCTTGGCAGATCAATCCGAGCGCGAGGCGCCCGCTGTGCTTGATGTCGTACATGTCGTCCCTCAGACGAAAAGTAGGAAGAGGATGAGAGCCAGTGACGCGGCGATGACCGCGCCGTGGAGGAAAAGCAAGACGTAGCCCATGCTCACCCCGCGATCGCGTCGAGCCAGCCCAATAGAGCCCGAGCCTTACCCTTCGAGACGTGGTAGAGCTTGGCTCTGCCAGTTAGGCCATAACGAGCGACGGCGATGAGCCCGGTCTTCTTGAAGATCGTGACGCTCAGCCGATCGTCGACGATGAAGCGCCGGACCGAGACGGCGGCCTGCTTTTGGTCGAGAGACCGTGCGGCGGCCGCATTGAAAAGCATAGAGAGCATCAGAGCCACCCCTTTGCCCGAGCGACGTGCTCGAGCACGCCGCCGGGCATGAAGAAAGCGATGATTGCGAACGCTACGAGTGCGCCGAGGATTCCCCCGACGATCGCTTCGCGGCGGGTGGCGCCGTCGGTGCGGCGCCCTGCGAGCCAGTCGAGCCAGCGCATGTCAGCCCCTCCCGTAGTACCCGCACGCGACGCACTCGCAGACGCGCTCGACGCGGTCGATGTCGACGCCGAGGCGCTTCGCGATGGTGCGGCACGCTTTGTCGCGGTCGAAGGGCTTCTCGAGGCGTTCGCAGTGGTCGTAGCGCTTCTGGATGAGCTTTGCGATGCGCTCGTCCGAGACGCTCTCGCTTCGGTCTTCGTAGCTGGTGGTCATGGTGTGGTCTCCAAAAGAAAAGCCCGCGACAGGGCTCGAAACCGAGCGCTCTCGCGGGCCGTCTCCTGCGGTATGGTGATGAGTGCCGGGCCAGTCAAAGTTCGGCATCCGTCAACCAACACCGCAGGAGGTGAAGATGAAAACTTTTTCTGAAGATGCTGCCGTCGAAATCATCAAGTCAATGATTCTCTCGGGGCAGATACGGTTCCTTGGACCTACTGGCAGTCTTGAGGACTGCCCTGACTGTGAAGTTGACATGGCCTTTCGAGATGCGATCTACCTCAAGTCGCTGCTTTATCACCTAACCCATGGGACCTCGGCGTGGGGCGAGGACCTTGAGGACGAAGAGGACAATGACTGACTCGAAGTAGATTGCTCGGTTGTGCCAGTGTCGACGGGACTTATCGGCGGTGAACCGCGAGGACGATCTCGCGGTGCGTGGAATAGAACTCGTCGACGTAACTGAAGAAGCTGTCGTCGTCGGTGAACACCTTGAAGAAGGTGCTGAGCTGGCCTTTCGCGTTGCGGGTCAGGCCGAAAACTACGTGAGCGGCGTCGAGCGCCTTGAGCTTGCGGCGGGCGGCCTTGTCGAGGTTGCGGAAACCGTTGCCGCGGCCCTTCAAGATGTCGACGTAGGTGGTCATGGTGTGCTCCAGTGTTTGGTGAAAAGTCCCACGGAAGCCGCCTCGGCGAAGAGGCTTCCGTTGGCTTTCCCCTCCTTAGGTGAGAAGATTGATGTGTCGGGACGCTGCAGTTTCGACGTTCATCAACCAACCCCCTAAGGAGGGAAAATGAATACATACAAAAATTTCCAGCGCGACGACGTCGAGTTCGCGCGCTCTGTGTTCATTGCGCTCATTCAGAGCGGGCAAATTCGTGTGACTGAGATGGATTTGACGCGCGACCAGGCCGACGAATGCAGGGCGAAGATGAGAATGGTGCTTCGTCAGATTTTTCCTCTTCTTGGAAATGCCCTTTCCGATGTGGACCGCGAGATTTCGGAGGTTCGCAGGAACAGTTCGAACACTGGCAGGCCCAAAGCCTAAAGGCCTCCAACCATTTCTTTTGAATACACGAGTTCATTGTTGATCTCCTGTAGAAAAGTCCCACATCAGCCCGCTCGTGAGAACGGGCTGAAATTGGCCTTTTCGGCGCTCGCGGACGGCTTTCGCTCTCTGCCCTTCGGCGCCCACTGCGGGGCTTGAGCCTTTGCGTCTTGTCGCTCGGTCGGGGGCCTATTCCCGCCTTATCGTGGCTCTTGCCTCGCCCGTTCGGCTCTTCACCGCCCGGTGCTCACCCTCAGTGAGGTGAGGACTACTGAAGCAAGCTGTGCTTGCGTTCGGTAAGGAAATATTAGCTTTGGCAAGAGCAAATTGCAAGTAAAGCTTGCCTAGGGAAAACCCGCAAAAAGCAATTCAGAGTTGCGGCGGACGCTATGTGCGAAAAAAAAGCCCCTGCAGGTAGCAGGGGCATGTGTGGGTTTCGTGAGGGTTACGGAGCGGCGTTCTCAAGGAGAATTACGCCAGTGATCTTCCCCCGAGGCACCTCAGTAAATCATTGATGTCCTCGATGACGGTGAATTAGCACTCTTTGCCGGAGAAGACGTACACAACGCATCCGACAACTTGGACGTTCTCCATCGTGGCAGGATCCAACTTCATCGGCTCGTAGGCGGGGTTGTCCGAGAGAAGCGTAATGGTAGCGTCGAGGTTGCGCTGCACGCGCTTGATGAAGATCTGCCCGTTCGCCTGCAAGACGAAGATCCCGTCGCGGCGGATCGTGCTTTGCGAACTGTCGACGATGCAAAGGGCTCGGTTCGGAATCGTCGGCTCCATCGAGTCGCCGTCGGCAGTGACGATGTGGAAGTTCCTCGAGCCGATCACCCCAGGGAGCGAGCGCAGGAATGAATCGCGGAACTCGATGGAGCGAACGACGTCGATCGAGTTGGCCTGGTTCTCGCAGGCGCCGTCGTGGCAATAGCCTTCGATCGCGTAGACGGGCACACGCGTCCAACCTTCTTCCGGAATGTCTCCGACGGGGGCGCGGTAGTGCGCGACGATGACGCCATCTTCGGCGAGCAGTTGATCGATCGATGTATCGAGGAGCTCGGCGAGCTTCGACAGGTTTTCCTGACGCAGCCCCTTGCCGGTGGTCCACTGTTGCACTGCCTGACGTGAAACGCCGATCTTCTGGGCTACGCCATCCTGTGTGAGGCCTTTCTCGCGTATGAGGCGGGCGATGCTGTTTTTGCGGGTGTTCATACAGGTTCTCCTTGCGCAGAGTATGCAATCAAAACTTGCGGGTGCGCAACGCAACCATAACTTGCTATATACTTCCCATGTCAAGCTTATCTTGCTACATGAGGGTTTTATGTCAAGCAAATCTGAAAAGCCGAATCCCGCGGCGCTCGCGGTCATGGCCGCGGGCTCTCAGGAGAAATTGGCCCAGAAGCTCGGCGGGAGCCTCACGCGGCAGGCGATCGCGCTCTGGGTCCGAAACGGCCGGATTCCTTTGCGCCGCGTCGTCGAAGTCTCGCGCGTGACCGGCATCCCCAAGTCGCTGCTTTCGCCCGACTTTCGCGACTGAGGTACGTCATGGGCTATCGACAAATGTTCACCGTGCGGGCATCCGGCATGACCGATCGAACTCAGGTCGACGTGCTGGAGGCCATTGCCTTCTTCTTCAACGAGAAGACCGGGCAGTGCTACCCGTCGACTGAAGAACTCGCCCGAATTTCCCGAGTGAACTCGAAACTCGTTCGAAAAACGGTTCGCGAGCTCGAAGAGGCGGGGCTCGTTTCGTGTCAGCAACAGGTCGGCCGCCCGCGCTTTTTTACTCTCCACCTTGATGCTCTTCCTCCCGCCCCTGAGAAAGCCACCGTAGGGCAGGTTTATCAACCCCGTGACAAAACTACCCCCCTTGATGATTGTCACCCCCTTGAGGAAAGCACAGTACGTGACGAAAGTACCGTGACCCCCGGTAGAAAAATCCCCTCGACCCCGGTAGGAAAGTCCCCTGAACCCCGGTACGAAACTACCCCCGAACAGGGAATAGAACAGGGAATAGAACAAGGAAAGGAACAGGGTATTAACGCACCCGCGAAAAATTCGCCCGCCGAAAAACCTCGGGTAGATACAAACCATAACCCGCCTTCGCTCTCCGCCGAGGACGAACCTCCGCTCCCGTTCGAGGACGTGCCGCCTATCGACGACGAACCCGAAGGGCTCTTCGAACCCGAAGCGGACCTTCCCGAAGCGGACCCCGATGCGCCAGTAATTGCAACCGAGGCTCAGCCCGGACCCGAGAGCGAGGAAAGCGAGGAGGGGAAGCCGAAGGCGAAGGCGAAGCGGAAGGCCTCCGACCGAGGGTGTGTCCTACCTTTCGAGACGCTTCCCGACGAATGGCGAAAGGACGGCGACGAACTCGCACCCGAACTCGATCCCGACAAATGCTGGGTCGAATTCAAAGACTATTGGCGCGGCGTGCCCGGGGCAAAGGGTCGAAAGGCGGGCGTTGACGGGTGGCGCCTCACATGGCGAAACAACCTGCGAAAACTGGCCGAATGGAAACCCCAACGATTGATGAAAGAAAAAAACGCCCAGAGTGTTCTTGCGGCGAAAAAGAAGGAGTACGAAGGATGGCTCACGAGAACGATTTGAAACGACCGGACATGAACAGCCTTCTCGCCCGAGCGAATGAGGGCCGAGAGAAGGCCCGCGCGTTGGCCGCCCATCAGGCCGCCGAAGCGCAGGCTCAGGAAAAAGTGAATCAGCCCGAACCGACGCCCTCGAAGTCCACCGAGGAGCAGCGCGCCGAAGCGAAGGAGGAGAAGCGGGACCTTTTCTACCGCCGAGCCGCCCGACTGCGCGAAGTGCTCCCGTGGATTCCTCAGGACCTCAAGGGCTTCACGCTCAAAAGCTATCAGGCCGCCAAGGGCTCCGACCAAGAACGCGCCGTTGGCGTTTGCCGCCGCTTCGTGGATCGATTCCTCGACCGCGTGGTCGACAAGTGCGCCGAGCCCGGAATCCTCCTCGTTGGCGTGCCCGGTACAGGGAAGACCCATCTCGCAAAGGGCATCCTTGCGGGCTTCGCGTACTACCGCATGCCGGGGTTCTTCCTACCCTCGATCGAGTTTTTCGACCTCTTCACGCCCGAGTTCTCGTCCGACCTCTCGGTCCCGCACTCGAAGTTACGCGAATTGCTCGCGGGCGTCTCTTGCCTCGTTATCGACGATGTGGGCGCAGAGGCCTGGACCTCCGCTCGACGTGTTCGTCTGAAGCAGATCATCGACATGCGAACCGACGCCGGCCTGCCGACGATCATCACCTCGAACATGACCCCGCAAGAGGCCCAGGAGGATGCGGGAGAGCGTCTCTCGTCCCGATTCTCAGGCTCGCTCTACACGATCGTTTGCGCATGGGAGGACTGGCGCAAAAAGTGCTCCCTCCAAAACAGGGACCCTATGGAGATTTTCTGATGAAACGAAGTCTGCACATTCGGCTCCGAAACCGACAGGTGCAACGCGCCCTCGATTCAGTCTCACTGGGGGACTTCTCCCGAGAGCTTCAGCGCCGAGCCGAAGCGATCATCGCAGGCCCCGGGCCCGTCCTCGTGGCCGCATCGTGCATCGGCGCACGCTCCGTCCTCCTCGTCGTCGAAGCCGATGACGTCATCGTCCTTTCGAACCCGAACAACAAAACCAAGGAAACCAAATGACCGACTACCGCCTTTCCCGAATTTGCGACCACTACGGCGTCGAGCACCAACAGCTCAAGCTTGTTGAGGAATCGGGCGAGCTTCTCACCGAAATCGGCCGCTATCTTGCCGACGGCTGCACCCGAACGAACGTCTCCGACATGATCCACGAGGCCGCCGACGTTTGCGTTTTGCTACTTCAGCTGTGGCCGCACCTTCAGCCGAACGAGAAGTCCGTGCGAGCACCCGAAGACGCACACGAAATCGCCCGAAAGCTCGCCGAGACCGTGGCCTTGCTCGCCTCGCACTGCGCAACGCCGGTCCGCTGCCCCCGCGTCGAGCAAGAACACGCCGAGACCATCTTCGCGCACATCCAGGCCTTCGCCAAAGTCCTCAGCGCCTTCGCCGTGCTCGAACGCACCATCGAGATGAAAGTCCAGCGCCAAATCGAGCGCATCGCCCGAGAGAAGGAAAAAACGGCGGCCGCACCGATCCAAGGCAAATCGGAACTCGATTGAGGGGGCGAACATGCAGATTCTCGTGCCACTTGAGTGGCCATCCCGAGGGCTCTCGCCGAATGCCAGACTTGACCGCTTCTCAAAGGCGAGGCTCTTCAAGACCACAAAGCTCCGCGCTCGCCTGGCGACAATGGAGGCCACGAAGGGCCGCGCCGCACGACTCCCGAAGGGCGAGGTCGTGAACCTGCGCCTCATCTGCCGTCCGCCGGTGCTTCGCTACCGAGACGAAGACAACCTCATCGCGACATGCAAGGCGATCTTTGACGGGATCGCCTCGGCGCTCGACGTCGACGACCACCTTTTCCATTTCCGCGAGATGGAGTGGCAGGACATCGATCGAGACGGAAAGGGCATGCTCACTGTCGAGATTGAATGGAGGGACGCCGAGGAATGAGTGACGAAGAAGAACGCACGCGCCGCACGGGTGCACCGATCGGGTTGTGTCGCCTCTACGGCGTGGCATCTGAAATGCTGGCCCTTGCGGCAGAAGTGGCGAGGCGTCATCCCGTCGGCTCGCTCAAACGAAGGAAGACCATTGATGACGCGATTTCAGAAACCAAGCGCCGGTTCCCTCAGTACTTCAGAAATGGTTCCGGTCGATGATTATGGGAACCCGATCGGTGAGCATCATGCCCGCGCCTGCTACACCGATCGGGAAATCGAACTCGTGCGCGAACTGTGGGCCGACGGCATGACAAAGACCGAAATTGCGCGAAAGATGGAAATGCCCAAGTCGACGGTCTGGGCGATTTGCACGGACCGACTTCGTTCGACAACGCCATCAAACTGGGTGAGGAGGAAAACGAATGGCGAACCCTGAAAACTTAGTCCCGAACTCGATGCGAAGCCCGAGCGAAGTGAGAGCGAACGCCGCCAAGGGCGGGCGAAAGTCGGGCGAGACCCGACGCCGCAGGAAGACGTTCAAGGAACTTATGGAAATCGCTTTTGAACGCAAGACCATGGGTGGAAAGTCGACCATGGGTGAGGACGTCGTTGCCGCCATGTTCGAAGCGGCGCTTGCTGGCGACGTGAAGGCGTTTGTGGCAATTCGCGACACGATCGGCGAGAAGCCCGTTGAGAAGGTGGAAGGTGACCTGTCGGGCGGATTCTCCATTACGTGGGACGAGGCCGCAGCCGCAAAGCGTGCGGGCAACGATGAGTGAGATCAAAATTCCCTACTGGCCGCGCTACCCACAGACGGAAATTCACGGCCGCCTCGAATCGCACCGCTTCTCCGTGCTCGTTGCTCATCGCCGCATGGGTAAGACGGTGCTCGCCGTGAATCACTTGATCAAGCGCGCCTTCACGGACAAGAAGCAGAGGGGCTTTTACGCCTACGTAGCGCCCTTTCGCAATCAGGCGAAGAGCATCGCATGGGCGTACCTCAAGCACTACACCGCGCCCATTCCGGGGCTCGAAATCCAAAATTCCGAACTCTCGATCACGCTCCCGAATGGTGCGACCATTCGTCTCTTCGGTGCGGATAACCCCGACGCGTTGCGCGGCCTTTATTTCGACGGGGTGATCCTTGACGAAGTGGCCCAGATGCGCCCTGAGGTGTGGGGCGAAATCATTCGCCCTGCGCTCGCGGACCGAGGCGGGTGGGCGGTCTTCATCGGTACGCCGAAGGGCATCAACCTCTTCTCACAGGTCTACGACCGCGCGCTCGCGCTCGCCAAGGACCCGAAGTCCGATTGGTGCGCCATGCTCTACTCCGTCGAGCAGACGGGCGTCATTCCGCCCAAGGAGCTCGAGAGTCTGCGCGCGGAATTGTCCGAGAACGAATTCCGCCAGGAGTTCTTGTGCGACTTCAACGCGGCGGCGGACGATGCTCTCATTCCGATCGATATCGTGCGCGAGGCAGCAACGCGGAACTACGCGGAGCACGAGTACTCGAGCGCCCCGGTCGTGCTAGGCGTGGATGTGGCGCGTTTCGGCTCCGACGCGAGCGTGATCTTCCGCCGGCAAGGTCTCGTTGCCTTCGAGCCGATCGTCGTGCGCAAGTTCGACAACATGGCGCTCGCGGACCGCATCGCAGTCGAAATCAATACGCACCGCCCTGAGGCGGTCTTCATCGATGCGGGCGGCGGCTCGGGCGTGATTGACAGACTGCGACAACTCGGGCATTCGGTCATTGAGATTCCATTCGGCGGTCGCGCGAACCGCCCCGATCTCTACGCAAACCGTCGGATGGAAATGTGGGCGGAAACCGCAAAGTGGCTGCGCTCCGGGGGTGCTATCCCGCCCGACACGACCTTGCAAGCGGACCTCTGCGCACCGACCTACGGCTTCAATGCAAGCGGCCTGCGCGTGCTCGAACCGAAGGAAAAGCTCAAAGAGCGCATCGGTCGGTCACCCGACGTGGCCGACGCGTTGTGCCTCACCTTTGCGGCGCCCGTGCGCTCTCGTGTCGACGCTCTCATGGACCGAATGTCTCAACTCGGACAGGGCGAGGGATTCGATCCGATGACGGAATTCGAGCGCGGTTGGCGTTAGATGAGTAGAAGCTCAATGTTGCCGATTCTGCTTTCGAGGTTGCTTATGTTGCTTTCGATGTCGCTTATCGAGTTATCAAGTTTGTCTCCAACGTCGTTGATCTTCATTTCCAAATCAATGATCTCCCACTGGAGATCTTCCGCTTCGCGCTCTAGGTGTCGGTTTTGCACGAAAAGGTAGATGGAACATATGACAGAGGAGGCAGCCAAGATCAGAGCGTATAGGGTTTGTTTGTTCAATTTTCGTCTCCGTTGTTGACCCGACAGCGGGTATCGGCAAATCCTAAGTGACGTCTTGGATCACTTGCATAGGGAGATTCACTGAGCACAGGCCATAAGGCCGTACATTTGCAAGCCACACTCTGCGGCATGACGTACGAAACCATGCCGATCCTCGAGGCGATCCGCCTATGCTGGACGCTCCTCGAGCTCAACTTTGCCGAGACGGGCTTCCCCGTCGGGGCACTCGCCCCCGACCTCGAAGCTTATGCGGCACTTGATAAGTACACGCCGTCCTTCGCGATTGTCGCGCGGGACGAAATCCCGATCGGCTTGATTGTCGTGCTCGTCTCCCGTCACCCGCACACCTCCGCGCTCTTTGCGCAAAACGACACGCTTTTCGTTCGCAAGGAGTTTCGGAACATCCCGGTTGGCGCGGTTCTTTTCACCAAGGCGGAGCGCGAGGCGCGTTCCCGAGGGGCGAAAGCTTTTCTCTGGGACGTGCCGCATGGTTCATCTATCGATCGGGCGCTCGCTCGGCGGACCGAGTACCGCGACGCCCACACCCTCTACTTCAAGGAGCTTTGACCATGGGTTCATCTATTCTCGGTGCAATCACAGGCGGCGTTCTTGGCATCTTCAAGGACTATGAGGACAAGCGCGAAGCCGACCGTCGCGAGGCGGAAGCTCGTCGCCAGGCCGAAGAGGCGAAGCGTCTTGCCCAGGATGAGGAGCAGGCGCGCAAGAAGGCCGAACACAACGGTCCTGACATGTCAAGCATTCTCGAACAAAACACTTCGGGCGGCTTGGGCGCCACGAACCTCACGGGCGGCGGCGCGGCCATGAACCCCGGCCGTCTGGGCGGCGGCAACACCTTGCTCGGGCAGTGACATGGCAAAAGTCGACCCGAAGGAAGTGCGACAGCGCTTCAAACAGCTCAAGGACGATCGATCCACTTGGGAGCCACTCTGGCGCGACATTCGCGACTTCGAGGCACCCGACCTCGGGGCCTTCGATGGCGAGAAGCCCGAAGAGGGCTCGAAGCGCTACACGCGAATCAAGGATGCCGAAGCGATCGAGTGTGCGGACTACCTCGCGGCGGGTCTCTTCTCGGGTGTCTCGTCGCCGTCGCGCCCGTGGATCCGCCTCACGACGCTCGACCCGGAGCTTGACGAGTCGCCCGACGTGAAGCAATGGCTTGACGACGTGCAGGAAGTCATGATGATGACGTTCGCAAAGTCGGACATTTATTCGGGCCTGCACAAGTCCTATCTCGAACTTCCGCTCTTCGGCACGTCCTGCACCATCGTGCGACCGCACCCCGAGAACACGATAAACCTCCTCAACCTCACGATCGGCGAGTACTACCTTGCCGACGATGAGTTCGGTGCGGTGGACACGATGTATCGCAGTTTCAAAATGACGGCGAAGCAGATGGTTGCCCAGTGGGGGTTGAACGGCGTCTCTCAGCAGGTGCGCAATGCCTACGAGAAGAACCCCTTTGAGCGTTTCGATGTTGTTCATGCAATCGAGCCGCGCTTCGATCGAGACCTCTACAAACGCGACCGCCTCAACATGCCGTGGCGATCAATCTACTTCGAGGACAACTCGAGCGAAGGTGTGCTCTCCGAGTCGGGCTTCCGCTCCTTCCCCGTCATGGCGCCTCGCTGGATGACGGCGGGCGGTTCGGTCTACGGGCGCGGCCCCGGGGCAAAGGCCCTCAATGCCGCCAAGGCGCTCCAAATGCTCACTGACAACGAGCACATTGCCGTTGCCTACGCCTCGAACCCTCCGATTCAATATCCTGCATCCTTCGTCGGGCGCCTCGATTCGTTCCGACCGGGCGGGCGCATCCCTGTCACGGGGACCGATGCCGCGTTCATGCGTACGGCCTTTGAAGTCGCGCTCGACATGCAGGGCCTCGAACTCCTCATCGCGCGCCGTAAGCAGGAAGTGCAACGTGCGTTCTATACGAACATCTTCCAAATGATTCAGGGCTCGGCAGACTCCCAGAGAACTGCGACGGAAGTGCAGGCACTGGAGCAGGAAAAGTACATGTTCCTCGGGCCTGTGCTCGAACGCCTTCATTCGGAGATGCTCGACCCGCTTGTTGCCACGACCTTTGACTTCCTGGTTGAGGCGAACCGCGTGCCCGAGCCGCCCGCCGAGCTTCAAGGTCGCGAGCTCTCTGTTGAATACGTGTCCGTACTCGCCGAGGCGCAGAAGGCCGCGAACATTTCTGGCGTCGTGCGCATGGTCCAGCAAATCGGCATGCTCGCACAGATGAATCCGAATGCGCTCGACAAGGTCGACGTTGACCGCACGATTGACGAACTCGCGGACATGAACGGCGTGCCGCCTTCGATGATTGTCAGCGGCGACCGCGTGGCGTTGATCCGCAAGGACCGCGCCGACGCACAGGCGCAGCAGGCCCAAATGGAGCAGGCACAGATGGCGGCCTCGGGTCTCAAGGACCTCTCCGCTGCGGCCGCGCAATCTCCGAACCTGCAGGCGGTGGCCGGCGACATGGTGTCGTCCATATAGGTCGCTAATGGAGGTTGACAATGCACTTTGATCCTTTCGAAGAGTACGAGCGAGGGCAGGAGTTACGCCAACGCGAAGAGCGCCGGATAGCCCGCATCGATGACGCCGCTCGAAGCGTCATGAGTACGGCCAAGGGCCGCCGCTTCATCGCTCATTTCCTCGATGTGCTCGGCCTCGAAGCACAGACATGGCACGCCGATCCGCTCGAGATCGCCGCCGCCACCGCGAAGCGAGACGCCGCGCAAGTGATTGCGAAATATCTCGAAGCGCTTGTCCCCGACGACTGGGACACGCTTCGCAAGGAAAAACGAAATGACCGAAACGACGACTGATACCGCTGTGACGACTGACGCTCCCGCGGCTCCCGAAGCCGCACCGCAAGTTGCCGAGACCTCTGATGCCTCACCAGCCGCGCCCGAGGCCACTCCGTTCCAACCGGAAGCTTCGGGCCTTGGCGGCGACGCCGATGTGGATGCCGAATCCGCGAAGCTCGAAGCGCTCGGTGCGCCCGAAGGCGACTACTCGACGGACGGCATCGAGATGCCCGAAGGCGTGACGCTCGATGAAGGCGTGACGGGGAAGCTTGGCGAGGTGTGTCGAAAGCTCGACCTCTCTCAGGCGGCCTTCTCCTCCATCGTCAAGGAAATGACGCCCGTGCTTCAGGAGCGGCAGGCAAAACAGCTCGCTCAGGTGAAGGCGGCTTTCCTTCGTGACCTCGCGTCTGATCCCGAGCTTGGCGGGGCGAACCGCAAGACCACGATGCAGAAGGCGAACCGTGCCTATGCCAAATTCGTGGACGCGGATACGCGCAAGCTTCTTGAGGCGTCGGGCCTCAACTGCCACCCCGGCATGGTGCGTCTCTTCAAGCGCATCGCCGACCAGATCTCTGACGATGCCGTCGTTTCCGGCGCGGCATCGTCAGGGAAAAAGGACCCCTTGGCGGGTTTCTACGATAACTCCAACATGAAGTAAGGAGAAACATGGCTACTGTAGCGAAGTACGCGACGCTGGCTGATCTCGTTTCCCGCCTTGACGGTGATGGGAAGATCGCGCCAATTTCGGAAATCCTGAATCAGGACCTTCCGATTCTCAAGGACCTTGGCTTTGTCGAGTGCAATAAAACGGACGGCTATTTGCACACGATTCGCACGGGCCTTCCGGCCCCGACGTGGCGCAAGCTTTACGGCGGCGTTCAGCCCTCCAAGAGCACGACTGCGCAGGTGACCGACACCTGCGGCAACCTCGAGTCCTATTCCGAAGTGGACAAGGACTTGGCCGACATCAATGGCAATACCGCTGCCTGGCGCTTCAGCGAAGAAGCTCCGTTCATCGAAGCCATGGGCCAGGAAGTCGCGAAGACGATCTTCTACGGCGACACCGACAAGAACCCCGAACGCTTCATGGGCATTGCCGCGCGTTACAACACGACCGATGTCAAGAAGGCCGCCAGCGCCCGCAACGTGGTGAACTTCGGCGGCTCGGGCACCAACCTCACGTCCATCTACTTCATCTCGCACGCGGTCTTCCATGGGATCTATCCGAAGGGGTCGAAGGTCGGTCTCAGCAAGAGCGACCGCGGTCAGGTGACGATCACCAAGTCCGACGGCTCCATGTACGAAGCCTACCGAACCCACTACAAGTGGCAGGTTGGCACGACGCTCGACGACTGGCGCGGGTGCGCTCGAATCTGTAACGTGCCGCTCGACACGCTCGCGACGACCAAGGAAAAGCGCGAGGAGCTCATCCAAAAGCTCATCACCGCGAAGAATCTCATCGAATCGAAGTATCAGGCTCGATGCAAGATCTACGTCCCGCGCGAAATCATGTCAATCCTTGAAGTTGCCGCGGTCGAAATGTCGCACAACGCGTTGTCTATCCGCGAAGCTGCGGGCCAGCTCGTCGCAAACTTCTTCGGTATGCCGATTGAAATTTGCGACGCGATTTCCACTGCTGAGTCCGCCGTCAAGTAAGGAGGCATCATGCGCTTTGACGAAACTCTTGAATTCTCCGTTGCACAGACGCTCACGGGCGCCACGGCGGATTCCGCCAATACCCTTGACCTCGGTAACGCTGTGGTCGCCGAAGGCCCGCTCTACGTCTGCGGCACCATCATCGAAGAGTCGGTCGACGACCTGAAGATGACGCTTCAGACCTCTGCGGACGGTTCCTCCTCCTGGCGTGATGTGGGCGCAATCGCCTTCGGTTCGGGGGCCGCCGGCACGCAGCGCGCCCTTGTGGTCCCGCAGGGGTGCGACCGCTACCTTAAGCTCGTCTACTCGGGCACGACGATGAAGGGCAAGGTCTCCGCAGGCATGACGCTCGCGGTGAACTCGCCGCAGGGCAAGCGACTTGAGAACTTCGCGGCCAACTGACAAGGGGGTGATCCTACATCTCGCCGCGTGAGAATTCGCGCGGTGTCTGGGGGCTTCGGCCCCCTTTTTCATGGATGGACCTATGGCTACCGACATTGACATCTGCAACCTCGCACTCGCCCGACTCGGCGACCGCGCGACGGTATCAAGCATCAATCCGCCTGAGGGCTCCGCTCAGGCCGACCATTGCGCACGCTTCTACCCGATTGCCCGCGACGCGGCGCTTTCCGTGCACCCTTGGCGCTTTGCGACCGTGCGCAAGCGCCTTGCGAAACTCTCGGCCGAGCCGCCCGGCAGCGGCACCGAGAACTACTTCGCGCTCCCCTCCGACTGCCTTCAACTCATTAGCGTGCAGCCTGAGGCTGGCGTTGTGAACGGGGCGCAGCTCATTCCCGTGACTTACGTGATCGAGCAGGTGAACGGGCAACGCGCCATTCTCGCGAATGCGCCGTCCATCTGGTGCAAGTACGTCACCGCCTCAACACCGCCGAGCTTGTTCAGTGCGGAATTCGCCGATGCTCTGGCATGGCTCCTCGCGTCCTATCTGGCGGGGCCACTTATCACGGGATCGAGCGGGTCGACCGTGGGCGGTCAGATGTACCAGATGTATCAGCAAATCATGACGCTCGCGATTGCGGCAGACGTCCATCAACTTCGGGAATCCGACGTCGCTCAAGATCCGTTCGCGGGCGACGCGTTCTCCATTTCGGCGGGGGTCGGTCGTTATGGCATCCTCTAAGGTCTTTCAGCGTTCTTTCGCGGGCGGCGAAATCTCGCCCGAAATGTTCGGGCGCATCGATGACGCGAAGTATCAGGTGGGGCTCGAAACGTGCCTCAACTTCATCGCGCTCCCTCAGGGGCCGATCGAGAACCGACCCGGGTTCGCCTACGTGAATGAGGTCAAGGATTCGAAGCTTCCGACGCGCCTGATTCCTTTCGTCTTTTCGAGCGACCAAACGATGGTCGTCGAACTCGGTGACAAGTATGCGCGCTTCCACACCCAGGGCAAGACGCTTATGAACGAGGACGGGACGGCGCCCTACGAAATCGAAACCCCGTGGGCGGCAGAGGATATTTTCGACCTCCACTTCGTGCAGTCGGCGGACATCATGACGATTGTCCACTCGAAGTATCCGCCGTCCGAACTCCGCCGCTATTCACTCAATGATTGGCGCGTTGTCACCTGCGACTTCAGCCGCAAACTGAAGAGCCCGACGGGTGCGACCGCGGTGCGCGAGACGGCCTCGGCAGATGATAAGAACTCGGAAAATTACAAGTTCAAGTACGCCGTATCGGCCCTCAATGCGGACAAGACGGTCGAGAGCGAGCCTGCCTACACCGATGAGGTCGTGGCGAACCTCTACGCCTACGGGACGACGGTGAAAGTCTCTTGGGACTCCGTGGACGGGGCGGCCTTCTATCGTGTCTACAAAATGCAGGGCGGCCTCTACGGGTACATCGGCGACACCGAGGACCTGTCCATCATTGACGACGACATCGATCCCGACATGTCAATCACTCCGCGGCGCTTTGACGACGTCTTCAAGACCAACGGGGGGATTATCTCGGTCAACGTGCTCGACGGCGGGTCGGGCTACCCGATCATCCATCAAGGCATCGCCGACGACCCGGGCGGGCTCAAGTACAGCAATACGAGCTCCTTCTGGGGTGCTGTACAGGGCCCGACCTCGACGGTTGTCACGCAGGCGCCGTGGGACGAAGAGCCGAGCATCACGAACATTCGGGTTGTGGACCTCAAGGGGCCGGGATCGGGCGCGAAGATCACCTTCGATGTTTCGGAGAAGACTCATTCCACCTACGCCTACAGCAACAGGGTTGTGGAACTCAGTAACGTCACGATCCTTCGTTACCGCGTGACGTCCAGAGGTTCGTCCTACGTGAAGCCGCAGTTGCAGTTCGACACTCAGCGGTACAAGAGGTCGTTGTTCACCGAGCCGGATTGGGCTACGTGCCATTGGACGCTTGATCTTCCCGTTCTTGAGTCGGGTGTTCAATTGATCGTGAAGGACCCGACGGGCTCTGGCGCAGAACTCACGCCTGTGATCGAAGACGGTAGGATCGTCTCGGTGCATGTTGTGAAGGCCGGCAAGGATTACTCGAATCCCACGATCGAAATTCGTTCGCCGTCGGGGTCGGGTGCGAGGCTCAAGGCGAACATCGGTCTTGGCGGGGACTTCCCGCAGGCCGTCGGATACTTCGAGCAACGCCGTGTCTTCGCGGGGCTCGCGAGCGACCCGCAACGAATTGTCATGACGCGAACAGGGACGGAATCCGACTTTACGTACTCCCTGCCTCAACGCGACGACGACCGCATTTCGCATCAAATCGCGCTCACGGAGTTCAACGGGATTCGACACATCGTGCCGCTCTCTCAACTGATGGTTATGACGACGGGCTCCGAAGTGCGAATCTCTCCGGGGAGCTCCGACGCGCTCACGCCGACGTCCTTTTCCGCGCGCCCGCAGTCCTTCGTCGGGGCTTCGATGGTGCAGCCGATCATGGTCAACAACGCGGTTGTCTATTGTGCGGCCCGAGGCGGGCATGTGCGCGAATTTGCCTATCAGGATCAAGCGGGCGGCTATGTCTCGGGTGACCTGTGTCTGCGTTCGGCGCACCTCTTCGACCACTCCGAAATTGTGGACATGGCGTACCAGCGAAGTCCGATCCCCGTGTTGTGGTTCGTGTCCACGTCGGGCGACCTCTTGGGGCTCACGTACATCCCCGAAGAAGCCCTCGCGTCGTGGCACCGTCACCACACCGAAGGCGTCTTTGAAAGCGTGGCGTGCGTGGCCGAGGGCGAAGAAGACGGCGTGTACTGCGTGGTGCGACGCACGATCAACGGCCAGACGAAGCGCTACATCGAGCGCATGAGTCAGCATAAGTTCGAAACGCTCGAAGATGCGTTCTTTGTGGACTGCGGCGGCTCGTACCACGGCACCCCCACAGACACCGTCTCGGGCCTGACGTGGCTCGAAGGTTGCACGGTGTCTATCCTCGCAGACGGCGCGGTCATGCCGCAGACGACGGTAAAGGACGGGAAGGTCGTGCTCCCCGAGCCCGCATCAACGATTCATGTGGGCCTGCCCTATGTCTCGGACTGCAAAACGCTTCCCGTCATTCTTCAGGACGGCGCTGGCGGCATGGGTCTGCAAAAGAACGTCACCAAGATCACGCTTCGCGTTTATCAGTCCTCGGGCATTTTCGTCGGTCCGACCTTCGAGGACGGGGACCTTGTGGAGCACAAGCAGCGCACGACCGAGCAACCGGGCACGGCTCCCGTGCTTCAGTCGGGCGAGGTCACGATCGTTCCCTACGCTTCGTGGTCCGACGGCGGAGTGGTTTGCATTCGTCAGGCGGACCCGCTCCCGCTCAAGGTGCTCTCGATGGGTATGGAGGTGGCGACATGACGCCATAAGGCTCGATCACGATGGCATAGGGTGAAGCCTAAAACATTCAAGGAGACCCTATGCCTTCGATCTATCAAGCGCCGCAAACCACGGGCTCCGGATGGGGCAGCGCTACCTCTTCGATGGGGAAAGCCGTCGAGAACATGCCCACCTTTGGGAACTCATTCCTTCAAGGCATGAAGCTCGGCTATCAGGGCGAGCAAATGACTGTGGCGCCCTTCCTCGCGTATCGCAAGGCTAAGCAGGAGAAGAACATTCTCAACCTGCAGGCCGACCTCATGGAGCTCCAGGCACAGTCCTTTCAAACGGCGGCCGACGACGTCATGCGCGCGGGGCATCAGGCATCCGCGTCGGTGTCCTACCAAACGGGGCAGGCGAAGTCTTCGGTTCGTGCGTCTCAGGGCGCGTCGGGCGTGCGCGTCGGTGCGACGGGCTCTTCCGCCGAGACGCTCGCGTCTTTCGATATCGTGAAGGAAATCCAAACGAATCAGATCATGGCGAATGCGGTTGCGCAGAGTTTCGGCTACCGACGCAAGGCGCTTGACGTGCAACATCGGGCCGACGCGATTCGACGCGCCGCTGACTCGATTTCGCCGTGGGCCTCTGCGATTACGACGCATCTCGGTGACGTGATCGATTCGTTATCGATGGTGGGCAACAACTTCTCAAGCGGGCAGGGCGGCGGGCTTAGCGCCGACACATGGAAAAACTTCGGGTCGAGCTTTTCGAGCATGTTTGGAGGTGGAAAGTAAATGGCACTTAAGGTACCCGGCAACCCGTTTGACGTCAGCGTGCAGGTCGGATCGACGCAAGGCGTCGGCATGTACGAAGCGCCCGAAACACCGTACTCGCAGAAGAACGCGCTTGCGGGCCTCGAACAGAAGACAGGCGAGTTCGGCAAGCAGCTCGAAGCCTGGCAAGCAGAGATTGACGAAACCCGCGTCAAGGACTGGGCGAACCAACTCGAAAAAACGCGCATGGACCTGCGGGACAATCCCGAGACGGGGTACAAGACCCTAAAGGGCGACAATGCGCTTGATCCCGAGGACGGCGTGAGTTTGCTCGACAAGTACGGCGGCAAGCTCGATGCGAGCTACCAGGAGCTTCGCAAGAAGGCATCGAACCCGCGCCAGAAGGCCGCGCTCGACAATTTCTACCGCGACCTCAAGTTCCGCAACGACACTGAGATGCAAACGTATCTCGTGGGCGAGTTCGAGTCGAAGCGCGCGGCCGTCGAGCAGGAAACCCTGCGCCTTGCCTCTACGAAGGCGGTTTCGTCCGACGAGCGCGAGGCCGCCGAAGGTGAATATGCCATGCGCAACGCTCTCGATGCGATGGAAAAGCGCATGGGGGTGCCGATTGATCGGCAGAAATATCTGTCGCCCATTCACACGGCTCGCCTGAACAAACTCATCGATGACGATTTGGACTACGCGGCCGCCAAGGCGTACTTAGAGCGCAACCGAAGCGAACTCACGCCCGCCGCGATCAAGACGACTGAGGCGGCGCTCCTGGAACTCAAGAACGCGGACGACGGTCGGGCGGCGGCTACATCCATCCTGTCCAAGTATCGCGACTCGAAGTCGAAGGCGCTGGCTGCGGTGTATGCGCTTCCGGCCGACATTCGGAAGAACGCCGAAACCTTGGTGTCCAAGTATTTCACGATTGTCGAATCTGCCGAGAAAGAGCGCAAAAGGGAGCTCACGAGGGCTATTTGGTCGGCGGTATACGGCGGTCATGACCCCGACCCGAGCATGATGGCGGAATTTCGTCAGATCGATCCGAAGGGCGCGAATGAGGTGGATTCCGCACGCCTCAAAGCGGCCAAGGGCGAAACCGTGAACATTGACGACGCGGAGACGCTCAACAGGCTCACGCAGTTGCAGGAAGACGACCCCGTTGCTTTCGCGGAGCTTGAAATGACGCAGTTCGTCGGGACCTTGACCAACGGAACAATCAATTCCCTCATCAAAGCGCAGGCCAAGGTGGGCGACCAAACTAGAAAGGACTTCATTGCCGAAGCTGTGACCGAGGCCAAGGCTCGCGGCGTCAAAGAAGCCGACTTGTCGAAATTCAAGATTGCGGCCGGGAACGTCTATGACGATCTGTCAGCGAATGGACCGCTCGACAAGACTGCGCGAGAGGGGGCGATACGCACACTTTTCATCGGCCGTCGCGACAGTTGGTTCTCCTTTGGCAAGGCACCGCTTTGGAAAGAGGTCGGCGGCGAAAGCGGCATGACCATTTCGGACGCGACGAAAAACGGATGGGTCGTGTCGGTGGACGATGACGAACTCATCAAGGTCGGTGTCCGTGCCGGCATCGGCCTCACGGAGGACGGCATCGGAAATATGACGCCCGAGAAGCGAAAGATCCTCACGTCGGTCTACACGGGCCGCCCGTATCCGAGCGACCTCTGGGAGAAGGCCCGTAAGCAAACGCTCAAGTACGCCGAGGATCGAGGCATCAGACCGTCTGCAGTGACGAATGCCCACATCCAGCGCACGCTCATTCACATGTATTTCGACTGACCATGACGACTGACGACTTCAATCCCTTCGCCGACACGACGAGCGCCACCCCCGAAACTTCTGCATCCGACGGAGCCAACCTCATCCCCGCGCCCAAGGACGAATGGAACGTTTTCGACGAGATTGCTCGCGAAAAGGAGAATGCCGCGCGCTCTGCGCTGGCGAGCGACCCGAACCGTGCGGCCAAGAGCTTCAATCTTTCGAGGCGTTTCGGCATGACGCAGGATGAGGCGGACCTTTCGCTCGATGTGCTCGATGCGCGAGCAAAGGAAGAGGACATGACGGGCGCGCTTGACTCTCTTCCCACGACGAGCGCCTACTTTGCCGCGCATCCTCTGTCGGCCCCGATCTTCTCGGCCGACATGGATCACCTGAAGCGAATCGAACAGATGTTTGCTGCGCCAACTCCGGGCTCGAATCTCATCAAGGTTGATCCGTCTTTTGACCGTCTCTACTCGGAGTACGGCCCGACCCGATCGGAGCCCGTGCAGCTCTTTGGCGACGACGAGCTTGAGGGGATTCCGAAGGATCTTGTTGACGATCTGGCTTGGCGCAAGACGGGTGCGGAGTCCGCATCGAACGAACTCAAGGGCGCGTTCGACATGGGCGTCGCAACGTCCATGCAGGGCGAGTTGTGGGCGCGCCTCATGCGTGGCGAAACCGTGCGAGACCAAGCATTCGACCAACGGAATGCGGCGCTTCAGGCGACGATTGATTCAGGTCCGAAGGAGCAAGGCTTCTTCGCCTCTGCGGCCAACCTTGTCGGCTCGATGGTCGGCTCGGTGCAAAGCGCGCTCCCGACGGCAACGAGTGCGGCGGCGTTTGGCTTTGCGGCCGGCATGGCCTCGACGGGCGCGGGCGTGGGCCTCGTGGCGGGGCCAGGCGGCTCGGCGGTCGGTGGTGTGATCGGCGGACTCTCGGGCCTGGCTTACCTCGGTGCGGTCACGCTCTCGGGGATGTTCGATGCCACGAGCCGCATCGAATCGGGGATGCTCTACAAAACCCTGACCGAAGCGGGCGTCGGGCATGAGGACGCTCGGAATCTGGCGGCTGGGGTGGGCACTGTCAACGGTCTTATCGAAACCGCTCTGACTGCTTCCGCGGGGTCCGTGGCGAGCTCGGTCATTGGCAAGGAACTGAAGCGTTCCATCTTGGTCAAGCTTGGCGACGTCATGACTTCGCCGAACATCGTCAGTGCCATCGGCAAGGCTTCGGCGGTCTGGGGCGCGGGTGCGGCAGGCGAGGCCGTGACCGAAGCGCTTCAGGAGGCGGTGACCATGGCGGGCGAAGAAGCGGGCCGCGTCTTCTATGGTGCGAAGCTCGATGAGATCACCACGAAGGGCGCAATCAACCGTATTGCGGACACGGCTGTACAGACCTTCAAGGGGGCGCTCGTGCTTGGCGGCGGGGCCGCGGCTTTCGGCGCGGGTCACGGGGTCTATCAGGCTCACAAGGCTCGGGCCACCCGCGAATTCTTTCAGGCGCTCTCGGATACCACCGGAACCATGGAGGCGCAGAAGATTGCGCCCGATGCGGTAACTGAATTCATTGCGGCCCAGGCGGAAGGGTCGTCCGCTTCGACGACCTACATTGACGGGAATAGGTTCGCCGAGGCGCTCAACCAGTCGGGCATTTCTCGCGAAGAGCTTCGCAAGCGACTTCCTCAGGTTGATGCGCAGCTCGATACCGCCGTTGCGACCGGGACCGATGTCGAGATTCCCACGGCGGACTTCGCCTCCATTGCTTCTACCGACCTTGGTCGAAGTTTGGTCGATCACGTGCGCTTGAATCCCGACGACCTGAGTTACGCCGAGGCGGTCGAGGTGGAGCGCTCCTACCGACTCATGATGAAGAATTACGCCCGAGACGCATTCGTCGGTGACAACAAGAATGCCGCGACCATCGACAGGCAGATCGATCGGCTCCTGCGCGGGGCCGAGAAGACTGAACTTTCCGACTACGAGGGTCGGGTCTACGATCAAATCGTGGAAAGCACCAAGGCGGCGAATCCGAAATCGCCGATCAACGCCAAGGTTGCCCGAACAAACGCCCGTCTTGCGGCGGTGTCCGCGGCCGTACTGGCTAAGCGCGCAAACATCCCACTCGGGAAGTTTATTGAACTGCACGGCATCCAGGTCCAGCCTGTGACCTCAGATGTGGCCTCGGAGGGTGCGGCACCGTCCGTCCGACAGGGCGGGGCCGATGCGCCTACACGTGGGACTTACGTGCCTTCGGAGCGCACGATCAATCTTGCGCCTGACGCCGACCTTTCGACCTTCGCTCACGAAGTCGGGCACTGGTACCTTGACCAGCTTTTCATGGTTGCGCGTTTGGACGGCATCGATCCGACCATCGTCGAGGACGTGCAGGTGCTCCTCAAGGCGTTCGGTCTTTCGGACCTCGCCGAGTGGGATGCGCTCGGGTTCGAGGGCCAGCGCAAGTATCAGGAGCGCTTCGCCCTGTGGACCGAGCAATATCTTGCCGAGGGCAAGGCTCCCGACTACTCCCTGCGACGTCTCTTCGGGCGCTTCGGGCAGTGGATTCGCGAGGTCTATCGCAACCTGGGCGGCGCGGCGAGGGTGACGGGCGCCATCTATGAGGCTGAATTCGGCGAGGCGCTGCCGGAACTCTCCGACGAAGTGCGGCGCGTACTTGACCGCATGGTGGCTTCGTCCGAGCAGATTGATCAAGCCATGGCCGCCAAGGGGCTTAAGCCGCTCTTCGAGGAAAAGCCCGCAGACATGTCGGATGAAGACTGGGCCGAAATGCGCCTGGCCATTGACGATTCCGAGCGTGCCGCGCTTGAGAAGTTGGATGAAGTCCGCGCGAAGGACGAAAAGTGGGCACAGCGTGCTCGGTCCCGTGTCCTCAAGGAAATTCAGCAGAAGGCCAAGGAAACCCGAGACAAGGTCCGTGACCGCGTTGAGAAGGAGATTGCGAGCCGACCCGAGCAAGTCGCTCTCGACCTCGTGTCGAAGGGCCAGCGAGACGGCCGTGTCGGGATGAACCTGAAGCTCGACGAGGCGACGCTTGTTGCGGAGGGCTACGGCCCGAACGTTGTTGCGAAACTTCGAACGCTCGGGTGCGTCAAGAAAGGCGGGTTGTCGCCCACGGAATCTGCGAAGATGATCCAGCCGTTCGCACGGTCGATTCGAACGGGCAAGAAGTTGGTTGAGGCGCTCTTGCGTGCCGGCGACCGCGAGCGTTTGATCGAAGAGGAGACGACGGCTCGCTGTCTGGCAAAGCATTCCGACCTTTTCGATCCGCAGAAGGTCGATGCGGCGGTTTCCGAGGCGGTCTACAACGAGGCCCGCGCGCGCATCGTGGCCCACGAACTCAAGTACCTCGCGAATGATCGGACCTTGCACTCGCGCGTCACCATCGAAGCCGCCCGACGCGTTGCGGACGACTTAATCCGCGAGATGCCCGTCGGCAACGTGCGCCTGAAGAGTTTCATGGCCGCAGAGAGCCGCGCGAGTCGAGAGGCTTATGCGGCACTCCAAAGGAACGACCGTCGTGCCGCCGTTGATGCAAAGCGCCGCCAGATGATTGCGCATGAGTTGGTTGCGCGCTCGCTCGAACTCAAAAAGGACCTCGACCGATTCAAGGAACTCCGCAAGAAGATTTTTGGGTCGGACAAGAAGCTCGGGAAGACCCGCGAACTCGACATCATTCAGGTCGCTCGCTACGTCCTCACGAATCGAGGATACGGCCGAGTTCCCGCCGCACTTCTGACGCCCCAGGACGCTTTGAAGTGCATCACCGCGCTTCGCAAGTATGACGAAGAGAGGGCCGCGGAGTACGACCAGATCATCAAGCATTTCGGCTTCCGCGCGAATATCTCGTGGAACGCGCTATCGGTTGCTGAAGCCACCGAGGTAATGGAGGTCGTTCGCTCGCTGTGGCAACAGTCTGCCGACGCGCGACGCATCCAGCTCGACGGCAAGTCAGAGGACCTGAAACAAGTGGTCGGTCAGCTTGTGGCGCAGACGGCCTCGAAGCCTTCCGCAATCACGATTCCTCGTGACCATCAAACGACGCCGAGCACGCGCGTCGGGCTCGGGCTTCTGGCACTCAAGAGTGCAATGACCCGCGTTGAGTCCTGGTGCATTCGAATGGACGGCGGAAAGCCGGGTCTCTTTCACGCAGCTATCTATTCGCCCGTTTCGGACGCCGCCAACAGGTTCAGGAACGCAAACAATGACTACCAGAAGCGCCTGGCCGACATCGTGCGCGAGCGCGCCGCCGATTGGGACCGTGTGGTCGACGTCGAATACAAATTCGGGGGATACACCTTCGTTCGAAAGTCGGAACTCATCGGCGCGATCCTTCACACGGGCAACGAGTCGAATAAGCGGAAGCTCTTGATCGGCGCTCGCGGCGACGGAACGCGTTGGTGCATCGTGAACGAGACGGAGACGGGCGAAATGTCCTACAGCTTCGCGCCGTGGGACGCCTTCTTCGCGAAGCTTTGCAAGGACGGCATCATAACTAAGGCGGACATGGACGCCGTTCAAGCGATTTGGGACCTTCTCGAAAGTACCAAGGCCGACGCGCAGAAAGCCTACAAGCGGATGTACGGTACCTACTTCAAAGAGATCGAAGCGAGCGCCGTTTCGACGCCGTGGGGCGACTACCGTGGCGGCTACGTGCCCGCACGCACCGACCCCGAGTACGTCCGCGAGGCGGAGCGCAATCTTGCGGCCGAGGTCATCGACCAACAAAATTTCGCGTCGGTCATGCCGGTCAATCGCCCCGGCTTCGCGGAAAATCGCGTCGAGAACTACACGAAACCGCTTTTGCTCGATGTGAGTTTCCTGTCGGGTCACCTGAGTCAGGTTCTGAAGTTCGCCCACATTGCGCCCGCTGCGACGGATGTGGGGAAGATCATCGCCAACATGGATTTTGCCGAGGCGATCGACTCAGTCAACCCTACGGCCATTCAGAACATGCTCAAGCCCTGGCTCAAACGCTCCTACGAGCAATCGGTTTCGGATCGAGGTCGCTACCCCTGGATCGATCGAGTGTGCTCGCACCTTCGAGGCCTTGCTGGCATGGGCATCATGGCGGGGCACCTCATCAACGCGCTTGCAGGCATTACGGGCATCTCCGTCGCCGCGACGAAGGTTTCACCCAACGAGCTGGCAAAAGCCACGATGGTCGTGATGGGGTCTCCGAAGGATGCTGTTTCGGACGTGAAGGCGAAGTCGGAATTCATGCGCGCGCGCCTTGATGATCGGGCTTTCGAATATCAAAGCGAAGTCGAGCGGGCCGCCTCGGGAAAGAACCTGCCGCTCGCACGCGCCAAGAACGCCACCGACAAAATCGTGACGCTCTATTCGACGGCAGACAGCTTCCGCGACTGGGTCAAGCGCCACGCCTACTTCCTGCAAACCGCCATGCAGATTCCCATCGATATGATCGTTTGGACTGCGGCCTACAACAAGGCGATTAGGCGAGGCGACACGGAGGCCGATGCGGTTCGCTACGCCGATTCGGTTGTTCGCACGACACAGTCGGACTTCTCGCCCGAAAATATTTCGTCCATTGAAGCGGGGTCGCCTCTCGGTCGGATGTTCTTGGTCTTCTACAACTACTTCAACATGCAGGCGAACCTCTTGGGTGAGCGGTGGGAACTCGCGAAGGAGACCAAGAATTACGGGCGCTTCGCGATTGATGCGCTCCTGATTGTCTGGATCCCGTCTGTCGTGACGGCGCTCATCCAGCGTGCGGCGTCGGACGGTTTTGATGTGGACGACGATGACGACTTCGACTTCTTCGACTTCTTCCAGCTCGTTGTTGGCGAACCCCTGAAGGGCGTTGTTGCCATGGCTCCCTTCGTCGGCGGCGTGGTCAACACCGCAGGCACGCACCTCGCCAAGGCGGGGATGGGGCCCGCAGAGTTGATCTACGGCACCAACCCCTACGCGGGGAAGATTGTCTCGATCCCTGCGGAAGACTTGGTGTCGAGCGCAGGCGCGACCTTCATCGACCTCTACAAACTTTCTGAGGGCGAGGACGTAAATGCGCGCAATGCGACGCGGCACTTCCTCGATTTGACGACGGTGGTGACGGGGATTCCTTTCTCCGCGCTCAAGCGACCCGCGGGCTTTGCGGCCGGGGTTTCGGACGGTCAGTTCGTTCCTGAGACGCCGGCAGACTACGCTCAAGGCATCGTGACCGGCAAGATCGATTAAGCGGGCCATAAGGGCGGAAGACCGTGGACGATACTCGCTCCAACAAGGAGTATCCATCCATGGCCATTTCGTCCGAAGTCCGACGCGCAGGCCCCTTCAAGGGCGACGGCGTCCAAACGCTTTTCGAATTTGAGTTCACTGTTTTTCAGCCCGACGAAGTAGCGCCCTATATCTCGACCGACGGGGGTGCCACTGAAGCGGCATTGAACGCCGATCTTTTTAGCGTCTCGCTCAACAGCGATCAAGACATGTCCCCTGGCGGGACGGTCACGCTCAAGACGCCGCTCGCCGAAGGAACGACGCTTTCGATCCTGTCGGCGGTGCCGTACCTGCAAAGCATGGTGCTCACGAACCGCGGCGGGTTCTACCCGAGTCAGCTCAATGAATCCGCCGACCGCTGCGTGATCCTCGCACAGCAGAATCGCGAGATGCTGGAGCGCGCGTTCATGGTTCCCGTGACGTCCGAGAAGAGCCCCTCGGAGCTTCTCTCCGACGTCATGAGTGCGAAGGTTTCGGCCGACAAGGTGATCCCTCACATTCCGAGCATCGAGACCGCCGCGGGCGCTATCGACAAGATCACGACCGTGGCCGACAACGTCGACGCAATCCTAGCGAGTGAGAGGAATGCCGAGTCTGCGAAGGAGAGTGCCGAGCTCGCGAAAGAGAACGCCAACCGTTCGGAAGCTGCAGCGGAGGCCGCCGTGAGTCAGCTCCATGCGGTTTCGTACGAGACGCAGGACCTCAAACAGAAGGAGCGTATCCAGGCCAAAGCCAACATCGGGGCCGACTACTTCGTAAATGTGAAGGATTTCGGCGCGAAGGGCGATGGCGCGACGGATGACACAGCGGCGTTTAAGGCCGCTTCAACTGCCGCGGCGTCGGTTACCCGTGGGAAAGTAATGGTTCCTTCCGGCAAGTACATTCTGACGCCGTTCACTTGCGCCCCCGTTTTGTTCATCGGATCGGGGCAGGGCGCCACAGTTTTGGCTTTCCGAAACTTAAAGTCCGCGGTGTACACCGTTCGATTTGATGCTCCCGATGAGAAAAATGTCGAGTTCGGGTTTGACGGGGTTTCTTTTGTTGCAGAGGACGACGGGTCGACGAACGACGGCATTGTTTTCCCGGAGCGAAACGATCTGTATTCGTTGCACGCAAGGAACATTCTGCGAAACGTTACGTTCGCCGGGTCCGAGCGAATCACGGGTAAGAAGGGGTACGTTCAGAATTTCGGTTGGCGCACGTGCGCTTGCCTTGGCGACGGCGTGGCACATGACATCGACATGGTAACTGCCTACGGTACCTATGACCCCGACCAAAACCCCGAGGGGCAACCGAAATCAAAATTTCTTAAATTGAACGCCGTTGGCGCGATGCTTTCCGCACGTATCACACGTGTCGCGACTTTTAACGTCCGTGACTTTGTGGAGATAGGAGACAATTCGGGGTGGGTGATTTCCTGTTTCGATCAGGCTTACGGCGAACGGGGCGTCTACTCTTCGGGTACGTCGCAATTCGGAGAGGGCATCATTCAGTCCGGTGTTCTCAACGTCCAACGCGCGGGTATTTGTCTGTCAAGCTTTGAGAACACAAAGCCGTATGGGGAGAACCGCGCTTGCCGAATCATCGACGTAGCGGTTAACCGATCCAATGATTGTTTTGATGGAGACTGGGATTGGGTTGGTGTGGACCTCGATCACATCAAGGTGGTGTGGCTTACTTCGCTTCGTGTCGACAGTAACGCCGGTAGCTACCCCAACGCGTCAAGCGTTAAGGGCCTCGTTTGCAACACCGTGGATAGCCTCACGGCTACGAATTTGAAGCTCAAAGAGCGCCACACGTTCCCGATTGAGTTGGTCGACTGCAAGGCATTTCTCATCGACAACGTAGAGTTCATCGAACAAGTGAACGCCTTTGCGTCGTTCTCGGGCGAACGCACCACGGGGCGAATCGGTCAGTGGATGGCGTACGGCGAGAGCGCCGCAAGCACGGCGCGTTGGCAGTTCGTGAACGGCGCATCCGAAGCGGACTTGGACATTTACCGTCTTTACGACCGTCCGACAAGTGAAAACCCCATGAGGGCGTTTAACAAGGTCAACGGCGGGGCGGACGCCAAGCGTTGGGACACCGTT